GTTGGGCCCAAGGATTTAAAATTACATTGTAATTAGCACCTTCAATCCACGCAGTATCGCTAATTAAAACAGGACGTTTTAAAAAGTTCATTAGTGTTACTCTCTCGGTTGTCTCATTAAGGTATGAATTAGGAATAGGAGCTGGGCATAGCACAGTCTCTCCCGTATTTCCATCAATAAACTCTGTAGTGACTTTTTCTTCAATCTTACCAGACTGAGTCTGATTTTGATTCGACATAGTTCCAGAAATTTCCGAACTATTTTGATTATTAGTTGTATTTTTGCTAAGTCATATGATTTTACATCCATTATCGGTTTAACTTAATCCTCGATAACGATGTCTATTCTTTCGTACTCCAACCGGGTACATATCTAAAAAGATATTTTGGGGAACGCCCTGGTAGGATAGCTGTATATGCCCACTCTCACAATTATGTAATGAATAGATAGTTATAATTGCGCAGTAAACTGCATATACAGGGAACATTTTGGTTTAAAGGACCTTGTTCCAAAGGCCCGAGCTCCAAGGAGCTTATAGGAATTGTTTGGAGTGACTCCAAAATTCTTCTTTCAAAGAATCATGTGACGGAATCAATCCTTCCCAACTCCATTCTTCCAAGCCCTTATTTGCAATTAATTGCCTAAACATAAGGGCTTTCTCCTCGTATATCTCTTTTCCATAGAAAAAGTATTCTCTACAAGCAGAAGCTATTACACTAAGTATTTGCTCCTGCCATACTATTGTTTTGGACCTTGTCCAAACAGTAAGACTCTTTTCTATAGAATCATGGTCGAGGGGACATAAATATGCTCCAACATCATTATCAAATCTCCAAGTTCTTTTTAAAAAACTTGCGTCTTTAATGTTGATGAAAGGTATACTTTCTGCCTCTTTATCAGCCATTGTGTAAACTATTTCTTCACGGGCTAATGCTTCTGCTATATTAGTATGGTTAAACCAAGGGGCTTTATTGCTAACGCCCATTATGTTGTCATCTCCATACGTCATTAACGAAACATTATCTCGAAATGATTTAGATTCGTGTTCTGGATTTAATATAAGATAACAATATCTCATATACAATGCATTCACTAATCCATTAATTATTACAGTCAATGGATGACCTGACGGATTAGATCCAAAAAATTGGACATAATCGCCATTAAATTCCACAAAAGGGAATGCGGTATCAATTCCAATACCGTCTATTACCAATAATTCTTCACTGGTATATTTACCACTCTCTTTTGCTAATTCCTTTAGAATTTCAAAAGCTAGTAAGATAATCTTAGGAGACATTTTCTTATCAAAAGACTTATAATCTCCTGCGACTATTCTATCCTTACCATGTTGAGTTAGGTATTTATACATCTGTTGCCATTCTATAGATTGACATATAGTACCAGGAGCACTTTCAAAAATATACTTGTTATGTTGTATAACACGTACCATATTTAAAAGATACTTTCTAACTACTATACTCCAATCTACAGGTGCACCAGTGAATACTCTAGTTTTCCCCATTTTGGCTTTCTTAAATGAAACTGCTTCATCTTTCAAATGAGCACAGAAATTTGGCATACAGCGTTTTCCTGCTTTGTACATTTTTTCCATTTTATGGGATCTTTCCATAACTTCTTGGTCAAAAGTTATAGAATCTGGAGCATCCTCTGTTCCAGCAATAGGAATTATAAAACTCTTCTTGCTTTTCTTATATGGATTTCCAGCTGATGTATTACGTTTCATTTTATCAATGAAAGTTATTCCAGCAGCACCATTTATGGTGGTTGCTTCATCTAATACACCCATCATATCAAA